CCGGGTTATCTTGGTTGCCCTGAGTCGATATCAGGAACTGACCATAACCTCCAGTCTGCAAGGCCGGTTGGACATTGGCGACACTTACATCTGGGCGTGGAAAGCGAAGGTTAATTCGCTCAGTCTTCCGGGCCGGCAGCCTGTAGGGGTCAAACTGATCCTTGCATCCTTGATCGCATACGCGCAATCCTGGGAAGTTAGGATCTGGGCCTAGATTGACATAGGCGCGTTTCATCTTGCATCGGTCACAAACACCGATGGCTACAGATGTTAGGGCGCGGGTGTCTAGGAATCTAGGCATTATCTTGTATAAACGCTGATATTTGGCGCGAAATAGATCGGCGACTTATCACGCTCTTCCTGCTCGGCCTCGTAGATGTACCGATCGGACATCTTCTCAAGGTAGGCAATCCGGTCTGGGGCCACATTGGGCATCTCTAAGGCCATCCGGTGGGCAAGCATGAAAACGACCGCCTCATACCATCTCTGCGGGACTTCAAGTTCATCGGTCAAAGCACCCACATCCATGATCTGCCGGGAGTACCACACCGTCATCTGAATGAACGGGTCGTTTGGCACCGGCCATAGGTACATGGTCGGCTGCGGGATCGTGCGGTCAAACCAAAATTGGTAGGGCTGATTAGCCGTAAAGTTTTGATTTGGCAGGTTTGTATAGTCGTCCCGGTTAAGGCGGGCCATCTGAATCAGGCGGGCGTTGTTCCCGACATACCACTCCCGCAGTGCAAGAGTCGTGCCAGAGTAGGCTCGGACACGGTAATACTCAACGGTTTCGCCTGGATCTACATCAGTCCAGATCCATTCGTTGTCGGTAACGACTATTTGCCCCAAGTCCTCAAGCGTGCGCCAGGTTGTTCCGTCAACCGAATACTCATAGATGATATTCCAAGTAGCAGTACCACCCCCTGCAACATAAGGCAGGATGCCAATAGAGCCGGCATAAATAGGATTGTCAGTGCCATAGAAGACGGAGATGTTTCCGTTGGCTGAGGTTTGTTGACAATAAGTGTCAATATCGGAGTCTGCGACAAAGCTAACTGTCCCCCCTGCACTTGTGGCGTAATCGCCGCTCGGACGGTTCATGGTGCGATAAAGCACATTCAGGACATCAATACAGCCCAAGGGCATCGTATAAATGTACTGATCGGCCTTCAGACCAAAAACCTTCTTATTAATTGCCCAGTAATTGATGCCCCGGTTTGCTAAGGCAGACAAGGCAAAATACAACGACTCCCGGGCAGACAAAACCTGCTCGGATGTAAGCTCCTCAGCTAGCTTTCCGCATCTGCGAGCTCCATGGTCGATCATGGTTTGAACATTGATGACCGTGGTTGAAACGGTTCCTGAGTACGCCATTTACCACCCCGGACAATTCCAGCGTTTCATGGATGCGCGGGCCCTACTTCCGCGCTCGCTTTTCTCAGCTACTGGCCCCATTCGTGCGCAGAATGAGTCCCTACGCTTTCCCCCCTGAGGTTGCGGTGCCTTGAGATTTGATCCGGTCTCCCGGTTATATTTTGCTCGACCTTTAGCGGTCAGTCCTGCGCCCTGGCTTGCCGGCAGCTTCTCGCCGCGACCGATTGCAAGGCTGACATCACCGCCTTTTTTCATTTTCTCAGGCAGTTTGGCATAAGCCTTTTTGCTTACATTGGCCTCAGTAAACTCAGCTGCTACAGACGGCTTAATCCCAACCTTCTTAGCAAACTTCGGGTTGTACTCGGCCGCCTTCATGAGCCTAAACTGAGCTTTTGACTTGGCTGGCATTTAAGCTACCTGTTGAACGCTAACAATTATTGAAGGAATTGCTGGGTAAGCTGGTGTTATCGACGCCGGCAAATGTTCAAGCGTTACCTGAGTCGATGATGGCAGCCAAAAAATCTGTACATAGTCAGCAGAATTTAAGTCCAAAAAGATATTCCAAGCTGCAACCATGTAACCAAAAATGTTTGATGTTTTTCTGGCGGGCACCGTAACAATTGTTGCCGAATTTGCCAAATCAGAGCCATTCACCTTGAACCAGATCACAACCTCATGTTGGCTATTGTCAACATTTTTTAACTGTGCGCTAAATTGGAGATCATAAACTCCAGTATTTGGCACTGTTAGTTTTGAATTATCAACTAAGGTAATTCCATCGGCTATGTCTTGGGTGTTGTAGGTAATTACAGTACCAGCAGAAATATTTCCTGTTTGATCTGTGCTATCGCTCCAAGCGCCGTAAGCCCGATTGTAAGCAATGATGTCGCCTACAGTTGTCTTTTTGTTGTCACCGCTTTGAACGATGGGGACTAATTCAGCACCAGTAAGCGGCAGTGTTGCCGCAGTCATTGCTGAAATCTTGGTATCCGCCATTTAGGACTCCAATTCAATCTTGTCGTCATTCTCTTGTAAGACATATCCTGAGTCTTCCATGAGAATGTAAAAAGGGCCAGCAGCAATTGGGCCGCGCACAATCACCGATTGGCCACCTACATCACTGCCATATCCACTGCTAGCGTCGGCAACTACACCAGATGCTTGACCTGGGTAGGTGTTAGCAAAATTTGCTACGAATTCAAAACCAACGCCATGGTCGGACATTACGCAATTCCTGCCTGAATGAGCTTTAGCACCACGGTTCCATCGCCCGAGTTCATGGTGATACGAATTGCTGTCACCGGAAACGCATAGTTACCATCTGCATTCGCAATTTGTGCGGCTACAGTAGGATGCGGAAACCAATTTGCAAAACTTCCTGCTGGATCATCAAAAGTATGCTGAACTGTAAAGTTCACAGTTCCAGTCTTTACAACACCAAAGCCAACATTAAACGGCGTGGCGTTCAAATTCATGACAATCGGGGTGCTGGAACCAACTCCCACTTGAGTTACGGTTTGTAGTTTCATCGTTTGTTCCTTAAAAAGCGGGGGCTTTCGCCCCCACCTCATTTAGCACATACCGCCGCTGCGCATTTTCTTTCCGTACTTGCTGTAGACCTCTACATCTTTAGTCTTAGCAGCCTTCATAGCGGGGGCGTTTTCTTTCTCAAATTGGCTATGCAGCCGCTTTTCAGCAGGCGTCATGACCGCGCCACCTTTTTTGAAGGTACCGGAAAGTTTGCTGATGCTTACGGGTGTAGACGGGGTTTTATGACCCTGGGGCATGCTTTCTGCCTTACCCGAGTCATTTACCGCTCCACCCTTAGCATACTTTTTTGCGGCACCACCTTTCTTGTAGCCGCCACCGTTACCCAGCTTCACGCCACCTGTTTTGGCAGGCGAGTGATCAGGCTTGGTCGTGACCATCTTGGTGTTTTTGTACTCACCAGCGTCACGGGAACCTTCTTTCTCGGTGATGATGCCGCCAGCGGCCTTTTTCATAACCTTGCCGCCGTACTTATAGCCGCCTTGACCGTAGACCACGCCACCGGTTGCGTAACCGCCCTGACCCTTAACTACACCGCCGGTCTTCAGGCCTTTGTGAGCTTTAGAGGCAGGCTTTCCGGCATGCTCTTTAAGTTTCTTAGCGACATCGGATGTGGCTTTCGCCTCGGCCTTGTGCTCAGCCATCGACTCCTCAGCCTCGCCACCCTTTTTCATCATGGCAGCGGCACGGCCTACGGGGGCGGCAGGACCGGCACCCATACCGCGCATCATGCGACGACGGTCAGCCAGTGCGGGACGCATCGGTGACTTACCGGGCATTGAACCACCGCGGGCCGGCATACCTGCAGGCATCGGGGTAGCGGTCGGGGCAAGAGCACCGCCCATTTGCATTTTCTTCTCTACTTTTCCACCTTTTTTGAGCTTTAACTCAATAGATGGCTCTGTGGTCATCATTTTGACCATCGGCTTAAACTGACCCATTTTCTGGCTCCTTAGATTCGGTTGACTCAGGAATATCCAATCTGGCAACTAACGCATTCATGACATCGATGGCCGCCTGAGATGCTACGGCCACATCATGTGCATGCTCGCGCTGCTTGATCATTTTGGAAATTTCTTCCTGCAAAAATTCCTTAGTGATCTGCATTAACTAAAAGAAGCGTAGGCCGGGACATAGTAATCAGTGCCACCAATCCGAACCTTGATTGCCTTGGACACGGTAGCGACTGCGGTTGCCGTTGGGGCAATCGTTGCTGCTGGGCCAGATGCAATGTTGATCAGCGACTGCACTTCACCGGTCTGAGTTCCGCTATCCGTTACCCGGATAAAGGAAGACTCTGCGCCCAAAGTCACATTGACGCTGTAGTCGGTGTCCAGCTGCAGAACAGCCAGTGTGCCGCCAGGAGTAGTTGCTGAGCCGCCCAAGGTTGCACGGATGGCGTTAGCTGCACCAGAGATCGTACCAGTGGTATTGATCGAGGTGGAGATGTGTGCGCCGTTGATCGTGCCGCCAGCCGCTGCACCTGCGCCGGTTACCCGGGTAAATGCACGGAGGGTTTCGCCAGAACCAGTGCTGGTGATATCCAGACGCTGATAGGAAAGACGGGTATCGCCAGTTGTCGCCGAGCTCGTTGCATAGGAGCTGGAGATATTTTGCGCAGAAGTTACGGAAATCGGATCTGCGGCACTGCCAGACTCAAAACCATTGTTTGATCTTACTGGGCCGGAAAAAGTAGTACGGGCCATGATATTCCTTTCGTGTAGTAGCACCTTGCCTTACTGTCTCTACTAAGTCTGCTAGGCCAGTCAGTAAGGCTAAACATCCTAGAAAACCCCCACCGGATCGCTCCGGTGAGGGACTTACTGCTTAGACTCCAGGGGTACCGTACATAGCACGGGGGTCCGTGAAGCCAACATCGTAACGCTCGGTTGCCTTGTACCGCATGGTGTCGGTCTCAAAGTCACCTTCCATGGTCTTCTCCAAACCACGGCGCATCATCAGCTTCATGCCTTCTGGAGCGTCGGTCTGCACCCACCATGCGGTGGAGGAAGTCAGACGCGACAGAACAGCGGCACCCTCGTCGAGCAGTCCGATGGACTTGATCGGGTTGATGTCGTTGTCTGCGGTACCAGAACGCAGAACGGACTTCAGCAGAACCTCGGCCTGGAAGACATTGCCCGGGGCCACCACCAATTGGCGGGGAACCAGACGGATCTTCTTGCCGTTGTTGTCCACTGCCTGACGGATCTGAATGAGCATCTGCTCAAGCGAGGTCTGTGACAGGTTAGCGGGCGTGGTCAGCAGGTTGCTGAAGGTGCCGTTTACGATCGGGTGCGAAGCGGAGTTCAGCTGAACGCCGTCGCCACCGGGGTAGGCACTGTTAAATGCGCGGTTAAGCACATTGGCCGACAGGGTCTCCTTGGTCTCGATCAGGGACTGAGCGAGATGGCGGGCATACACCTGGCCGATACGGATGTGGTCGCCGTCTTCAACAAGAACTTTGGTCAGTGCAAAGGCCAGGCCATAGACACTGTACACATAGCGCTTGAGGAAGAGCACACCGCCCTGCTGATAGGTAACCGGAGTTCCATCAGGCAGTTGCGGAGCTGCGCCAAATCCATAAAGGACCGGCTCTTCGTGATAGTTACGGGGAATACCTTGTTGCTCACGGAAAACCCGTGACCACTCGTCGGTACGCTGATCATAGACTCCGTCGAAGCATTCATTGAGGATCGGCTCAACTATGCTTCTAAAGTCGGTACTGCGCATCGGGGCTGCCATTTATCTGCCCTCCTTAGATTGCGTTAACAGTACCTGCGTACTGAGACTCGCTGATTTGCACCCGTACAATCGTGTACGCATCTCCCCACGCATTATCTGGGTAGGGGGCTAAGTCGATGACACGACACTGTTTGGCGTTACCCGAACCAGCAGCCGAGGTACCCAGGGTAGCCTGCGACAAACCAGTTGTGGTGGAGCCAGCGGTCGTATTCGTGATATCAAACTCGTCACCAATCGCGGTCTGAGACAGGGAACCATCTACCTGGATCTCATAGACGATGTTGGCGTCTTGATAAAAATAAGCAATCACGGAACCAACTTGGAAAGACTCGTTAGCAGGCCAGTAGTTGCTTACACGACGACGACCAGTTGCGTCGGTCCACTCAACGCCTGCAAAGGCGCCAAGGAACGGGTCACCGGTACCGGCCACTTCAATCCAGCCGGAGGTGTTCATTTTCACGGGTTGACCTTTGAGAATGTTGCTAGCATAGCCAGCGGATACATTCCCTGAAGTCGAAACCGCTTGTATTCCGTTTGCAAGAGCGAAGGCACGATCCAAACCAGAGGGATGGTATGCCGGGCGCAGGCCAAACGGAGCAGAGGTTGCACTCATTTGCTACTCCTTAATGGTTGATAAATCCTCCCTTGCCATTAAGAAAAGATTGGCGCGGGAAGGGGTTTGTCAAGGTCGCCTAGTCCCTCGCCCTCAACCTGCCCGAGTCTTCGACCCGAACTGTCCTTGCCGACCTGTTGTTCCGCCTGCACCTTGATCTTGTTTGCCTCTTCAAGAGGCTGATCGTGGTGAAAGTGGGTCATGATGGCCTGATAAACCTCTTCAGGGATCTTGAATAACAACATTTCATTGCATGCGACATGACCAATGTGTTCGCCAGCCTTTACGCGATAATTTTCAAACCCTGAGATTTCATCGGCGCTAACCGGAACATACCCAAGGCGCATTCGCTTATCAATGCTGTCGTAACTATTAGTGGTTGAGAGCCAAACGACATGCCACCCAGGAATATGGGGGGCCTTTGGCAATGCTTCTGGCGTGAATTCATCCTTCCACATCTTCAGACGCTCATCAGATGACACGAACATATCCTCCGGGGCCCTACGGCTTGCGTCCTCGCTAGCACGAGTTTCGCGTGAACCGGCAGATACAGATTTTTTGAGTCGAGAATCCATTGTTAGCTCCTATTTTCGTTGTGCTGCTTCACGGGCATATCGGGCAACCATCTTGGCCTTCATCTTGGGATCGTCCCAAAACCCGGCCTCCTTCATTGCTCGTACCTGCTCCACGCTCAAGGTAAAGGTGTTCCGGCTACCGCCACCACCCGTTTCCCTTTCGCTTCCTGTCACAACGCTTTTCGGACCTCTCTTTCTTGGAGTCTCGTAAGTAGAGTCAGTATAGGCATCACTTTCTTCATCCTGCAACTCAGTTTCAATTCGGGCGGAAAGCTCTTGCCAATAGGTTTGCGTGGCCGGGTTAAAGCCCTCTCGAGCCAGTTGAGCATCGATCTGTTTGGCCATACGGCTTCTCGGATCTGCACCCTCCGGGTCGTACCAAGAGTTCTTTTCCATCCAGCGCTTGGCGTACTTTTGAACCATTGGGCTCTCGGCTGCCTGGTAGACCTTTGCCTGCTGCTCCTGCTGAGCCTTCATTGCAGCTAGCTGGTCGTACCGGTCTTTGGCCGCCATCATGGCCTCTTGAGCGCCAACTAAGGCGGCACCGTCAGCCTTATCGGTGGCCTCTTTCAAGCGGATCTTGGCGTACTTGATCCTGGCCTCCTCGTCTTCCATAGCCTTTTTGAGCTCGGAAAGACGCTTAGCCTCAATCTCCTGCTTGAAAACGGCCATCTGCTCGCGCATCTCTTGGATTTCGCGCTCATAGGCTACGAGCCGCTCGTCTTTTTCATGCTGAACCCGCTTTATGTACTCCTTTTTGGCCTTGCGGCGGGCTCTCCTGGCCTCCCGGACGGCGTCTGTGTCGCCCGGTTGGTCTTGGTCTTCGTCCTCTGCCGGGGCGGCTTCAGCCTTTGGGGCCTCCTCCTGCTCCGGTTCATCGGTAAGCATGCTGTCAGGCAGCTCAACCGTCAGAGAACCGTCTTTTTCCTCGGAAATCTTTATATCTTCTTCTTTTGCTTCTGCGTTCATGATCTACCCCTATACGAAGGCTTTCATTGCAAGTGGATCTCCGGTCAGCTTGGCAATCACCTCATGGTCATTAATCACCATGAATAGAGCCGGATCTTCTTCGCCTGGGACTTCTACCTCCCAGCGATCTCCACCCCACTTGGGAACACGCAAAAAGTCCCCCACCTCGCACCACGACCCCTCGGGCCACGGTTCCATGGTGTCTCGCTTTTTAAACGCCAAGGGGCCAATTTCCACGACTTTGGCCACCATGTTGTTCCACTTCTCGGTTTCCTTGGTTTCTTGGACCAAGATAATCCCAGCGCTTGTAGCCTTCTTTTTTGAGCGTCGCAGCTGAACTAAAATGCGGGCTCCAAGAGGTTTGGCACCGGGGTCTACGCTCGGAAATGCCCAAGCCAACTCAGCGTCGTTAGACGCTACCGGTTCATTCATCTTCATCGTCTTCCTTTAAAAGGTTATTCAGGATGTCTAAGGCCTCCTGTAGCCCTTGATGCTGGCCGACTAGCCGCTGATAAGACTCCCATGTATTCGCCATACCTCCAGCGAGGGACGAGGCTATTTCAGCCTGCCTAGTCTTAATCGAGCCAATCAGATCCGAAGTTGTGGTCATTTTTCGTTAGCTTGTGCGAGACCCCCTTTCGGTTCCGATTTGGTATCCGAATTGGTTTTCTGCCCCTTGGGCTGTAGGCTTTCGCCATCAAGAGGCACACCCATAGCCAGGCGGGCGTGGTAGTTAACCAGCTCGCTTTGCTGCTCTTTGTCGTAATCAGACAT